TTCGTCGCGGAGTTGGCGCATATAGAACGAACCCGCAATCAGTAAGACCAAGTGTTAGAGCATCTGGTGGAGAGGACAGGTGGGCGTATGCGAGAGTCAATGCTTTTCTTTATGCAGTCAGAACAGGTAGGTTTAGAGGTGGTAAATTTGATTTGGATTTACTCCCATCAGGTCATCCATTGTCATCTAAGAAATGACAGTCAAAGTCACGACAAAGATGTTAGAGAAAGTGCATAAATCATATCCACTTACAATGGTCGACTGGTTAGACCATACCGCAGACTCTAGGTGGGTAGATGATATCGAGGAAAGCAAGTATGCTATATGCAGAACTATTGGGTGGTTAGTCGCAGAAGATGAAGATGTTATTAAAATAGCCAATGCAATAACTCAAGACTCTGGTCTTGGTGGAATATCTGTTATACTTAAAAATTGTATTATTAATCAATATGACATAGACATGAATGACCAAAGATGAGAAAAAACATCTTAGTAAGGTGATAGACATAGGTTGCATAGTTTGTAGAAATATGGGTTATCACACACCTGCTGAGATACATCATATCAGAAATAAGACTCTCGGTAGACGTTCAAGTCATTATGAGACTATACCTTTATGCCCATATCATCATCGTTCATCCAATTACTCAATTCATTTGAATCCTAAGTATTTCATCAAGCATTTTGGCACAGAACAAGAATTGTTAAATGAAGTAATGTGCTATGTAGATAATGGCTAGAGTCAAGATTGACATAAGAAAACAATACAGAGAACAGTTAAAGATGTTTTTGTCTATGAGTAATGTAGTCAGAGCAAAAATAAGAGCCATGTTTAAAAAGTTTGGTAAAAGAGCAGAACGACTGTATCTAAACACAGGAAACGTCAATTCTGACCTGTATAACGACTTCACAAGTGAAATTTATAAAATTCTAACTCAATCTGCAAGGAGAGTCATAACCAATGCTGACCTTATGCTTACCAGATCGAGAATGACTAAAGGTAAAGAAGATATTGACCCAGTGTTTTTAGAATATACAACTAGCCAGACTGCACTAAATGTCGTTGCAATATCTGAGACAACACGCAAACAAATCCAAAAAGAAATTAATACAGGTCTCAAAACAGGTCTATCTAATCAACAAATATCTAAAAATATTAGAAACAGCACTGCTTTTTCAGCAGTAAGAGCAACTAGAATAGCAAGAACTGAAACACACACCGCTATGAACTTTGGCAATCAAAGATTAGCAGGTCGTTTAGGTCTTAACAGACCAGTCAAAGAATGGGTATCTGCAATGGATGAGAGAACTAGAACGTGGCACTTAGACATGAATGGTAAAAAGCCAATATCAATCGATGAAAAGTTTATAGTACCAACTCCTGTATCTGGTGGTGCATTTGTAGAACGTGAAATGATGTATGCAGGAGACCCAAATGGTGGTGCAACCAATGTTATCAACTGTAGATGCTTTGTCATATATCACGATGCAGATGATGTAATCGATAGATAAATACTTACTTGTATATTACCCCATTTTGTCCCATAATTAGATATAAAATAAATATTAGGAGTTAAATAATGATAAAGACACTGGAGTTATTTTGTGGCACGAAAAGTTTTAGCAAGGTAGCTACTCAGTATAACTATGAAACAAAAACACTGGACTTTGATACAGAGTTCAATGCAGATATGACTATGGATATCATGGACTTTGATGTCTCTATGCTTGGTGGTTATAAACCAGATATCATTTGGGCATCTCCACCTTGTCAAAAGTTCAGTGTTGCACAGTTAGGTCGGAACTGGCATAAAGATGGTGAGATCAGGACACCAAAAAATGAAGAGACTAGGAAAGCAATGGAAATTGTAAAGAAAACAGTCACTATCATACAAGAATTGAATCCTAAATATTTTTACATAGAGAACCCAAGAGCAATGTTAAGGAAACTGAACTTGATTCCTTATCCATTCGCTACTGTCACTTATTGTCAATATGGATTCAAATATATGAAACCAACTGACATCTGGTCTAACAATGTAGACTGGCAGTTAATAGCCAAGAGTTGCAAGATTGGTGCTAGTTGTCATGAATTTGCACCAAGAGGTGCTACAACTGGTACACAGGCTCTTAAAAATTCAAAAGAAAAAGGTAAGATTCCACCAAAATTAATACAAGAAATATTACAATATAGCAGACAAAAAATATGAAAAATTCTTATAAAGTCAAATATCTTAAACATGGAGAACACAAAGAATGGATGTTAAAAAAACATTATTTAAAAAGACTTTGTAGTGTTTCATACTGTTTTGGTTTAGTCAAAGATGAAAAAATTATAGGGATTTGCACTTTTGGTTTCCCACCAAACTACAGTTATAATCAAGGCAAGTGCGTTTATAATACATACAAATGCCTTACCTTAGAGTTAAATAGACTCGTCATAAATACTACTAAGGAAAAAAATCTTCTTAGTTTTTTTTTATCAAAAGCCATAAAATTATTACCTAAACCTACAACTTTAGTTTCGTATGCAGACCCAAATCAAAATCATACAGGTTATATTTATCAAGCAACTAATTGGATTTATACTGGCAAAAGTACTCCCAAAAAGAGATATACATTTGAAGATGGCTCAACATTTGACATGAGAAGAGGTATTGACAATAAAGGTGACATTGTTAAAACAGAAGAATTAGAGTCTACTCATAGATATATTTACTTAAATGCTAATAAAAAAGACAAAAAAATTATGAAAAATGATTTGAAGTTCAAAATTTATCAATACCCAAAGGGTATAAATAAAAATTATGATTCAGCAGATATAGATATGTTTTATCAAAAGAGTTTATTTGATTAATAAAGTTTGTTTGTATATTCAACAAAATTATGTTTACAATGTAGTAATTTGATAATTATTAATTTTTGTTAGATGCACAAAGAAGAAAATATCTACAACAATGAAGAAATAGAAAACACGATACTAGACATAGAGTGTGAGTACAAAGAGATTGAAACAGATGATGATGGCTCGTTTGAGGGTTACGCATCTGTATTTGGCAATAAAGATTTAGGCAATGATGTTATAGAAAAAGGTGCATTTTCAAAATCAATCTATAAGAAAAAACCAAAACAGATTAAGTTACTTTATCAACATAAGACAGACGAACCTATTGGTGTCATTGACGATATCCAAGAAGATGCAAGAGGACTAAAGGTTAAAGGTCGTTTAGCACTTAGGACAGAACGAGGCAAGATGGTCTATGAACTTATGAAAATGGGTGCATTAGACAGTATGTCAATCGGTTATAGACTTACACCAAAGGGTTACTCATACAACGATAAAGACAAAAGAAGAACCATAAAAGAGGTTGATTTAATGGAAATCTCTATGGTTACATTTCCAATGAATCCTAAAGCAAAGATAACTAAAGTCAAAAATATACTTGATTTTAACGTGCTAAAGGAATTACCAACTGAGAGAGAAGTTGAAACGTACTTGCGAGAAGTTTGTATGTTTTCAAAGTCAATCTCAAAACCACTTGCAGACTTTATTGATACAAACTGTAGAAATGAAGTAGATCAGACTCAGCGAGATGTTGTAGACAGTATCAAGCAAGTTATCAACACAATTAAAAAATAAGAGGTTAAAATGTCAGAAGAAGTCAAAGATGTTCTAACTGAACTCGGCAAAACATTTGAAGAGTTTAAAAGTGAGAACAAGAAAAGATTAGATGAGATTGAATCTAAAGGACAAGCTGACCCATTACTTCAAGAGAAAGTAGATAAAATGTCTGAGGACATTGCAAAAATGGCAGAAGTGAAACAAGCACACGAACTTCAAGCCAAAAATCTTGAAGATGCCAATGCTAAAATCGACCAGTTAGAGACGAGATTAGCGAGACCTAATGCAAGTAATACAGAAGAAATATCTGTTCAAATGAAAGCATTTAAGGAATGGATTAGAAAGGGCGAGGTTGACCCAGAAGAGAAAAAAGCACTTTATGAATCAGACGACACATTAGGTGGATTTTACGCTCCATCTGAATATGTTGCGGATTTAATCAAAGGTGTTACAGAAATCTCACCAATTAGGTCAATCGCAAGAATAAGACAAACAAGTAGAAGAGGCATCGAGATTCCAAAAAGAACTGGACAATTTTCTGCAAGTTTTGTAAGTGAAACTGCTACAAGGTCTGAGTCCACTGGGTATACCACTGGTCTTATGAGTATTGATGCACATGAACAGAGTGCTATTGTAGATATCTCTCAAGCAATGCTAGAGGATTCTGCTTTCAACTTAGAGTCAGAAATGGCTACTGAGTTTTCAGAACAATTTAGTAAAAGCGAGGGTACTGCATTTGTATCTGGTAATGGTGTTGGTAAGCCACTAGGTTTTACTGATTCATCAGCAGGTGTAAGTAGCACAAACTCTGGACATGCGTCAACTCTAAAACCAAATGGTTTAATCGAGTTAGTCTATGCAATCAAATCTGAGTATCTTAACAATGCAAGATTTGTTTTCAATAGAGGCACGTTTGCAGATATTCTGCAACTAGAGGACACTGCAGGACAAAAAATATTTCACTTGGGTATGACTTTGGTTGGTGGTTCTCCATCAACAATCTTAGGATTTCCATATACGTTAGCAACTGATATGCCAAATGTCGGTGCAGGTAATAAACCAATAGCGTTTGGAGATTTCAGTAGAGCATATACAATCGTTGATAGAATAAATCTATCGATTTTAAGAGACCCATTCTCACAAGCAACATCTGGTAATATCAGATATGTAGCGAGACGTAGGGTCGGTGGAACTGTTGTCCTTGCAGAGGCAATTCAACTTCAAAACGTAAGTGCATAGAGAGGTACATAATGGCAAGAGATATTTCAAATAGAACAGTCGCAGTAGCGACACAAGTCCCTGCTGTTGTAACTTCTGACGCTAATGGTACAGGAGTTGACTTACAGGGATTTGAATCAGCTATGGTAGTCGTAAATACAGGTGCAGAGGGTGACACACTTTCTGGGTCAGTTAAGTTCGACTTCATACTAGAAGATTCTGATGATGATTCAACATATACCGCAGTTACAAGTTCGACAAGTGTAACTGAGGGTTCAGTAGATAGTAGTGGGATTTTTCTTACACTAGATGCTAATGGTGAAACGCCCCAGATTTCCCAGATAGGGTATATAGGGGGAAAACGCTACATCAGATGTAAAATTGATGCAACAGGTACTCATTCAAATGGTACTCCAATGGGAGTAGTCGTTGTGAAAGGCAACCCAGTTGATTCAACCGATGCTTAATGCTACTTGATGTCGGCTAAATCGTAGCAAAATAGGTGGGAGAGTTTGTTAGTTTTCTCTCCCACCACTGGAGAAAATGGAGTGTGAAAACATGCCATGTAGTGAAAGGAAATTAGACACTATCAAAGCTATTTATAGGATTGATCCGAGAGCAAAGTTTAGTGTCAATGGCAAACTAGAAAGTAGAATTGATTATGTCTATGGTGGCATAACATGGGAGACACAACCTATTGACTGGGTTGATGTCATAGAAGAAATGTATAGAGGAAAGGTACAAGAAATGAAAATAAAAATGACAGAAAGCATTGAGATGTCAGCTAACGAAAGTGGCAATCAATCAATGAAAGTCGAAGTAGACCAAGTCTTGTCTATGGATAAACCATGGCAACAGAAATTAGCACAAAATCTAATAGATGGTGGATTAGCTATCGAAGTTAAAATGGATGAGGTCAAGAAAACAAAAAAGAAAGCAAAGACTGTAGCTAAAAAAGCAACAAAAGCTGTGAGCAAAGTCAGTAAAAAAGTAAAAAAGAAAGCTAAAAAATGACAAGAACTATTGGGTCTAACTTTAATACCCAGATTACAAGTTCACAGATAAGACCATTTATGGCAGTGTCACTTGGGTTCACTACACCTTTAAATCTATGGACAGGTTATCATAACATCACAATAGGGTCTGATACTTATATTGGTGGTGGCAATTTACTTGATATATCATCTATACAAGAATCATCAGAAGTTAAAGCGACTGGTATGAGTATTGCTTTATCTGGTTTAGATTCAAGCATCGTATCATCTGCTTTGACTGAAAATGTGCAAGGTACAGTAGTTAAAGTTTTTTTTGGTGTATTGACTACTTCATCAAATGCAGATGCTATAGTAGATACGCCATATCAATTCTTTGAGGGTTTTTTAGATACCATGATTATTTCAGATGAGGGCGATACATCTAAGATAAGTATTACTGTTGAAAATAAACTCATAACATTAGAAAAACCAGTAGATAGAAGATATACAGATCAAGACCAGAAAAACTTGTTTAGTTCTGATAAGGGTTTAGAGTATGTCGATTCACTTCAAGATAAAGAGATAGTTTGGGGTGGTGGGTCAACTCAATAATTTATTAATTACAAAAACACTTTCAGATATTCATTCTGTTGTTGAATTATATAAGAGTTTTCCAAAATATAAAGATTTAAGTCAAGAACAACTTTTTTTCTACTTACAAAAACCAATATCTCTGTCACAGAGTAAAATATTCTATGACAACAACCAAGTAGTAAGTTTTATATCTTGGGCATCTTTTAACAAAAAAACAGAAAATCATTTTAAAAAAACTGGTGAAGTATTATATTGGAAAGGTGGAAACAATATCTGGATAATAGATATTGTCTCAAAAAAAGATGTTCAAGAAGTGATAAGATATGCGAAAAGTTATTTTTCAAAAATTATGGATATAGGTCAAAGAGTGAACTATTTAAGAATGAATGAACAAAACAGAATTATCAAATATTCAAGTCAATCTAATAAGGCGTTTTACAGATAATGGGTAGTACAGTAGCACAGATCGGAGTCATAGTCGGTACTGCAGTATTGACTGGTGGTCTCAGTATGACTGCACCATTTTTCGTAAAAAGTTTTGCAACAGTTGCGATTGGTAGTGCAATTATAGCAGGTTCAATGGCACTTGCACCAAAACCAAAACTAAGAAATGGCTCTCTTCAACAACAAGCATATCAACAGCAAACTGCCAACAGAAGTTTGATGATAAAACAACCTATTGTATCAAGGTCGACTGTTTATGGCACAAATAAAAAGTCTGGTGGTATTTTATTTATGGACACTGTAAATAATAATAAAGAATTACATATCATAGTAGAACTTGCATCTCACGAAGTAAATTCTATAGCAAAAGTTTATTTTAATGATGATGAATTAACATTAGTGTCTAATGGCACAGATGCTAATGGTATTACTAGGTTTAGAATATCATCACCAAGTAAATACTCTGGTAACTCAAAATTTGATATTACTAAAAAAGCAGTACAAATAAAACTCCATACAGGATCAGATACACAATTAGCTGATGCAGACTTAGTTTCTGCAAGTTCTAATTGGACAAATGAACACAGACTGCAAGGAATTGCTTATATTTATGCAAGACTAGATTACGATGCAGATATGTTCCCAAATGGCATACCAAACATCAGTGCAGAAATACAAGGTAAAAAAATACTAGACTTTAGGACTGGTTCTACAGGATTTTCTTCTAACTCTGCATTATGTATATATGATTATCTAAGTGACACAAGACTTGGACTTGGTATTCCTCTAAGCAGTATTGATACCACATCATTCACCACAATGGCGAATCTATGTGATGAGAACATACCATTGTCAGCAGGTGGTACAGAAAATAGATACGAGTGTCATGGAATTGTATATTCTGATATTGCACCAATGGAAATACTAGACGATATGTTATCTTCTTGTTTAGGTATTTTATCTTATTCTAATGGAAAGTTTATTTTAAAAGGTGGTCAATTTGTTTCACCAACTATATCTTTAGATGAAGATGATTTTATATCTGGTTTTAAAGTCAATACCAAACAATCAAGACGAAGTTTATTCAATACAGTTAAAGGTATATTTACATCCGAAGAGACGAATTGGCAACCATCAGATTATCCAATGGTCACAAATCAAACTTTTGTAGACAATGATGGTGAGACCATATTTGCTGATATAGACTTACCATTTACAACTTCATCGACTATGGCACAAAGAATAGCAAAAGCATCACTTTTTAAAAACAGACAACAAATGACACTTGCAGGTTCTATGAAATTATCTGCTTTTAAATTAGAAGTCGGAGACACAGTAAATATCACAAATTCCAGACTTGGTTTCACAAATAAAATATTTGAAGTAGCTGAGTATCAATTTGACATGTCTACTGAGTCAGTAAGTGTTGATTTAATTTTAAAAGAAACTGCATCAAATGTTTATGACTGGAACGCAGAAGAATCAGTATTAACATTAGACGATACCACATTGCCAAGTTCTGCAACAGTAAACACACCAAGTCTAACTGTAACAGACGAATTGAGGACATTTTCAGAAACACCAATAACAGTTTTATTGGCAACAGTTCAGTCAAATCAAGGGACAACAAACGAATTTGAAGTGCAGTTTAGAAATGTTGATTTATCAGAAGAATTTAAAAGTATGGGTAAGTCTAAAGGTAATGTTGTTGAAATAGTAAATGTGCAGGATGGTGCAAATTATGAAGTCAGAGCAAGGTCTGTAAATGCTTTCAATGTTCACTCATCTTTTGTCACTGTATCACATGAAGTCGTTGGAAAAACTGCACCACCATCTGATGTATCTGATTTCACTACTAATGTAATCGGTAGTTTAGTTGATTTAAGATGGACACCTGTAACAGATTTAGACTTGTCACATTATGTAATTAGACATACATCTGACACAACGAATCCAACATTTTCAGAGGGAGTCATAGTAGCAAAAAAAGTGGGTAAACCTGCAAACACAATTACACTTCCTGCAATGACAGGAACTTACATGATTAAGGCAGTAGACGTTCTTGGTATAGAAAGTGAAAACTCTACTAAATCTGCGGTAATTTTAAACAGAATAAATAATGATTTGAATGTAGTTGCTACTTCTACTCAAAACCCAAACTTTACAGGCACAAAAGATAAACTACATGTTGTAACTAGAGACTCTGTAAACAAGTTAGAAATAGAGTTAGGTGAATTTTTTGATGAGGCGACTGGCAATTTTGACGATGCAACAGGCAACTTTGATGATGGTGGTGATGCAGTTCCAAGAAATCAAGGTACTTATGACTTTCCAACCATAGACTTAGGTGATATTTACAATAGCATAGTCACTTTTTCTACCACACACACAAGATTTGACACTGAAAGTTTTTTTGACTCACAACCGAATAACTTTGATGATAGAGAGGGTTTATTCGATGGTAACTATGAAGAGCAAAACGATACTAATGTTGAATATTTAATCTCTACCTCTACTGATAACTCAACATATACTGGTTTCAGAACTTATGTAATTGGAGAATATAAAGCAAGATTTATTAAACTTAGAGTGAAACTCACTACAGATTCCAATACTGCAACACCATCCGTATCAGTATTATCAGCAACTGTAGATATGCCAGACCGAAGTCTTGCTGAATCTGACATTACATCAGGAACAGCATCTAGTGGTAAAGCAGTGACATTTTCTCCTGCTTTCAAAGAATTACAAGGATTAGGTATATCAGCACAATCTTTAGCAACTGGTGATTTTTATGAATTAACATCTAAATCTGCAACAGGGTTTACCATTAAATTTAAAAACTCAAGTGGTTCTGTAGTCAGTAGAGATTTTGATTATGTAGCTAAAGGATTTGGTAGAGTGGAATCGTCATAAATTACATGCTATGCTAAAAAAAATATTATGGAGATAATACATTGAGTCAGAACGATTTTGTAATAGCAAATCAAACTTTTCCAAATACAAGAGCAGATATAAATAGTGCATTACAAGCACTTGCATCAAATTCTAGTGGCACGTCTGCACCATCAACGACATACGCCAACCAATTTTTTTACGAGACAGATACTAATAAATTCTCTATTAGAAATGAAGATAATGATGCTTTTATTCAATTATTTGAGTTAGATCAGACTAACGATACAGTAGAATATTTTGTCGC